CGCCGAAACTGTGACGCCGGAAGCGGTAGCCGAACTGCTGCGCCTGGCCGACTTCGCCCTTGACCACAGCACCGTGGCGATCATCGCCTTCACGTCCAACATAAAGGCCGTGACCCGTGACTGCGAGCGGAACGACGAAGTCCGCCGCCAGATCAAGGCGATGCTGGAGCACCTCCCGCCCAAGCCGCCACTGACGCCCGAGCAAGAGGCCGAGTGTATGGAGATCATTGGCCGGGCGCTAGCACGGTTCGACGGGAGTGCGGATGGATAGCCAGCACGCCGAAGAGGTGCGGTACGAAGGCAAGGTCAAGGCGAGTCCTTCGACGCTGTTCATGGATGGCACCTCCCCTGTCGTGGTCTACATCAGAGCTACAACCGACGAGCTTCGGGCGATGCACAACAAGGTTGTGACCCTCATCATCAACCCACAACAGTCCGACGGGAGGGACGATGCCTGAGTGCGAGCACATCGGCGTGGTCATATCCCTCCGGAAGCGCCGCTGGTTCGGCGGCTATACCGACTCTTGGGAGGGTCGCTGCCTCATCTGCGACCAGACGGTCACCAAGTACGACCACACCAAGGAAGAGTCGGCGAAGTACGTCCGGGAGCACATTCGCAAGGAACACCCCGACGCACACTTCGACGGTCAGCGGGAGGTGGACCCGCTCGGGTCCGACGGCGGCCGAGATGGGTGACTGGGCGTTTGCAGTCATGATCCTGGGGATGCTCGCCCTCACCTTCTGGGTGGTGTCCCGTGACTGACCACCCGCTCTACTTCGACGGGAGGGACGATGGCTGACGAGCAGCCGATGCCGAAGCCGAAGACGCCCGACCCGGCACTACCGAACGAGGCGGGCAAGCTCCCCTCCGACTACGTCCTCCACGCCGGGCGGAAGAACATGCTTCGGGTCCTCTGGTCGACCATGAACGACCGCTGGTGGAAGCGACACAACGACGGAGATGTGAGCAGTTGAGAACGCACGGCAAACGGTCGACGTATGTCGCCGGATGCCGATGCTTCCCGTGCATGGAAGCGAACCGCGTCTACATGGCCGGCCGTCGGCTCCGCCGATTCCGGCGCGTCCGCGTCGACCTAGACGCGCTGTGTCCTGACTGCCGGCGCGAGGCCATCGAGGCTGTCACGAAAGCAACGCCTGTTTAACTTCTGCTAACTGCAGTTGCATGGGCGTTGATGAGGACTTTCCCTGCTGTCCTTGAGGTTGCCGGTGCCGCCCTGGTCGTCGCCGGCATCTGGTTGTGGTCGATCCCGGGCGCGCTGATCGTCGCCGGCCTGTTCCTCGTCGTCGCCGCCTCCTCGCTGCCAGCTCCCGGGGAGGCATCCAGGGTTGTGGCCGCGAGGACAGGCCGGCGGCCCCATAAGGCCGCGTGACTGTCGTCGGCCGTCTCCTCGAGCGTCGCCAGATCGAATCCCCCTCCTATCCGCTCACCGCCCAGGCACTGGTCGACCTGTTTTCGAGGAAGGGCACCGCCGGGGTGTCCGTCACCGAGACCGGGGCCCTGAACGTCCCCGCCGTCAAACGGGCCGTCGATCTGATCGCCGGGATGTGCGCCGGTATCCCGTTGAAACTGTATCGGGACATGGCCGGTGTACGCGACGAGCTCGACACCCCCATATTGCTCCGCGAGCCGTATCCCGATGTCAGCCCGTTCGTGTTCTGGGAACTGGCGTACACCGACCTGTTGCTGTGGGGGAACAGTTTCCATTTCAAGGTGCGGACCGAGGGCGGCGACGCGTGGTCGATCGCGCGTCTGTTGCGAATCCCGCCGGCCGAGGTGACCGTCGAACGCGACGAGGCGACGGCACGCAACCCGTCGGGGAAGTGGTTCAAGATCCAGCGTACCCAGGAGCGTTACAGCCCGTTCGAGGTGATGCACATTCCTGCCCAGGGCCACGATGGTCTGCGCGGTTTGGGCCGGGTCGGCCTCGGTGCCGAAGCCCTCGGTGTGGCCCTCGCCGCCGAGCAGACGGCAGCCAAGCTGTTCGGCGACGGGCTCCAGTTCGCCGGGATTCTCTCCACCGACCAGGCGCTCAACCCGGAGCAGGCCCAGGGGATCGCGGCGTCGTTCCGCCAGGCGCTCGCCACCCTCGGGGTGGGCCCGAAGATCCCCGTCCTCGGCCGTGGCACCAGTTTCGAGAAGATCTCGATGTCCGCCGACGAAGGCCAGTTCATCCAAGCCCGCGAGTTCCAGGTGCGCGAGGTCGCCAACCTCTTCGGCATGGACCTGGCGCTTCTGAATGACCCGAACGCGGCGATGAACTACGGCGAGGCCCAGAAGCAGAACCTGATCGACTTCACCATGAATCCCTGGCTCCAGCGGGTGGAGCAGGCCACGTCGATGCACCTCGTGCCCCGCGGCCAGTTCTTCGAATACACCCGCGGTGCGTTCCTCCGTGCCGATACCCAGACCCGGTTCCAGACGTATGCGACGGCGGTGCAGTTCGGCCTGCTGACCCGCAATGAGTGTCGTGCCCTGGAGAATCGGCCGCCGGTGGAAGGCGGCGACGACATGCTGACCCCGGCCAACCTGGGTGGCGCGGCGAACGAGCAGCCCGAGCCGGGGGTGTCCGAGGAACCGGGTGTCGGTGAGGAGGTTGATGTTGGAGCGTCGTAGCTGGTCCATGGATCTTGTGTCCGTGCGGGCCCGGTCCGGTGCCGGCCTTGGTTTCAAAGGTCGTGCCGCCCTGTACAACAAACGGACGTGGATCGGCCCGGCCAAGTTCGGGTTTTGGGAGGAGATCACCCCCGGTGCCTTCGACCGGGCCGTGTCCGAAGACGATGTGCGGTTCCTCGTCGACCACGACCCCGCCAAGGTCCTGGCCCGCACCTCCAACGGCACTCTGCGGCTCGCCTCGGACAAGAAAGGGTTGAACGTGGATGCGGACATGGCCGACGTGTCCTACGCCCGTGATCTGGCTGTTCTTCTCGAGCGGGGTGACCTGGGGGAGATGTCGTTCGCGTTCGTGCCCGGCGTTGAGGAATGGTCGACGCTCAAGGACGGGTCGGACCTGAGGAAGCTGGTGGATTTCGACCAGGTGTTGGACGTGTCGTGTGTCGGGTTCCCGGCCTATGACGGCACAGAAGCCGCGCTCCGGGCCGTGGAGGCCCGTCGGGCTGATCTACGGAGCAATTCCTACGCAGCGATGAGGGCGCGCCTAGAGGCCGCCAGGAAGGGATGGTGATTCATGTCTGGCCGCCTACAGGAACTGCGGGACCGGCGCCGGTCTGTCTGGGAGGAAGCGAAGGAGATTCTTGACGCCGCCGAACGTAACGACCGGGAGATGAGCGGTGAGGAAGCCGAGGGTTATGAGCGGCGCACCGCTGAGGTGGAGGCCATCACCCGCGAGATTGACAACCGGGAGAAAGCCGAAGAGCTCGAGGCGCGTTTCGCCACCCCCCAACGCGAACCGAACCTGAACGGCCACACCCGAGCCGTTGAGACGGTGACGTCGTATGACGTGGCCTTCAAACGCTATCTGAAGTACGGGATGCGGTCCCTCGACAACGCCCAGCAGCGGGTCCTCAACGACCGGATGGTGAGCCTGGCCGGGCCCGGATTCGAGATCACCGTCGAGGGCCGGGCCATCTCCACCACGGGCACGGCCGGTGGCTACATGATCCCCCAGGACTTCTACAACGACATGGTGCGGGTCATGAAGGCGTTCGGTGCTGTCCGCCGGGTGGCCCGAGTCATCACCACCGACTCCGGCGCGTCGATGCCGTATCCGGTGGTGGACGACACCGCCAACGTCGGCGCCATCCTGGCGGAGAACACCCAGGTGACTGAGCAGGACGTGGCCTGGACGCAAAAGACACTCTCCGCCTACATGTACACCTCGAAGCTGGTCCGCTCGTCGTTGCAGCTGATCCAGGATTCGGCGTTTGACGTCGAGGGCGAACTGCGTGACATGCTCGGGGAGCGGGTCGGCCGTATCACCAACCAGCATTTCACCACGGGCACAGGCTCCGCCCAGCCTCAGGGTCTCACCGTCGGGGGTACCTCGGGGGTGACGGCGGCGTCGGCGACGGCGGTCACTTCTGACGAGCTGATCAGCCTGGCTCATTCCGTCGACCCGGCGTACCGCCAGTCGGGTCGGGCCCGGTGGATGATGTCCGACACGGCCCTCGCCGCCATCCGCAAACTGAAGGACACCACCAACCAGTACATCTGGCAGCCGGGGATGCAAGCCGGGGTGCCGGACACCCTGTTCGGCTATCCAATTGAGATCAACCCGGATATGCCGGCGATGACCACCGGCCTGAAGCCCATTGCCTTTGGTGATTTCAACGAGGGTTATCTGATCCGTGAGGTACGGGGATTCCAGGTGTTGCGCCTCGATGAGCGTTACGCCGACTATCTCCAGGTCGGATTCCTCGGGTTTTCCCGTCTCGACGGACAGGTCCGCAACGCGGCTGCCTTCCGTCTTCTCACACTGGCCTAGGAAAGGAACGAAGAAGCTATGGCAGACAATCCTTCGATGCCGGTGGATCGTGTGCAGACCGTCAGCCGACGTAAGGACGGCACCCCGGATCAGACCGACGGGTTCGAGATCATCGGTGATCGTGACACGGCGGTGGAAGCCAACGCCCGCCAGTTGGGCGAGATGCTGGTATCCGCCGCCGATGAAAAACGAGCCGCGGAAGCCGCCGCCACGGCGGCGGCGGCGGCGGGGCCGTCCCCGGAGGACCAGGCCCGCATCGACGAACACGAAGCCCTCCTCGAGCAGGGCCGGACGATGGCCGAAGCCGAAGTTGACGCCCACCTGTTGGTCGAGGAGGAGGAGACGCCGAAGCGGTCGCGTAAGAAGGCGGTCGAGACGACCGCGGAACGGTAGACCATGGCAGCGTTAGACGCGGTCGCGGTCAGTGTCACTACCTCTGCCACGCTGATCGCCACCGCCGACGCCGACGGAGGTACCTTCACGATCAGTCCGGTGGGCGGCACCGTCTATCTCGGTGGCTCCGGGGTGACGACCGCCGCCGGGCTGCCCGTCGGTGCCGGCTCTGGGTATTCGATCGACCTCGGAGCCAACGAGACGATCTATGGGATCGGCACCGCCACCGTCGACGTTCGTGTCCTGAGGCACCGCCAGTGAGGGCCGCACACTACGGCACGATGGGCGGGTGATCTAGGTGCCCGACACCTTCAATATCCTCGATCGGGCAGTGGCCGTTCCGGCGTGGCCGGTTCTGCCCATTCGACAGGTTACGAATAATCGGTTCTTCCCGAACATGGCGGGTGCGAGCACGACGTCGGCCGCCTTGGGCAACGGCACTTTGCGGCTGGCACCCTTCGTTCTTCCGAGCGACCTCACCATCTCTTATATCGGCCTGGAGATCACAAGCATCGGGGATGTCGGGTCTACGGTGCGGCTCGGTATCTACGAGACGAACGCCGCCGGTGACTACCCTGGCGCCCTTTTGATAGAAGCCGCCGCTGCCATTGACGGGACCTCTGTGACGGTGCAGGAGGTCGCATGTGCGACCACGCTTCGAGGAGGGCGCATCTATTGGATGGGCGGGGCCGTCCAAGGCGTCACCGTGACCCAACCGACCGTCCGTGTCACCAACTCCGCTTATTGGCAGGGGTTGTTCTCCGCGGCCGTTCCGGGTGCGGCTAGCACGTTCGTCGGATACAGCCAAACCGGCGTGACCGGTGCCCTTCCCGCAACATTCACGGCCACCGTCACCTCTGCAGGTTCCGCCCCTCGGATTCACATGAGGCTCGCATGACCCGTAACAGTTCGCCGGATAGGTGCGCCTAGATGGCGATCGTCAACGGCTACGCCACCCTCCTCGAGATCAAGAGCGTTGTCGGTGTCCCCGCCGCCGACACCGCAGACGACACCCTCCTCGAACTCGCCGTCGAAACCGCGTCCCGGTGGATCGACCACTACACCGGCCGCCGCTTCTGGATCGACTCGGCGGTGGTGGCCCGCACCTACACCGCCACCGACTGGAAGACCCTCGCTGTTGATCCCATCTCCACGTTGACCGGTCTGGTGGTGAAGACCGACGACAACGACGACGGCGTCTATGAGACGACGTGGACGATCAACACCGACTTCCGGGCGGCGCCGTCGAACGCGGCGGCCAATGGCGTCCCGTGGACCGAGCTCGTCGCTATCGCCTCGCGTACGTTTCCCACTTCGACTTCCCGTCGGTTCCCGGGGGTGGAGGTGACAGCCAAGGGTGGATGGCCGACAGCCCCGCCGTCGGACATCAAACACGCCTGTCTCCTCCAGGCCGCCCGTCTCTGGAAAAGAAAAGATGCCCCCTTCGGGGTCGCGGGGTCGGTCGATTTCGGTTCGGAAATGCGTCTGCTCTCGGCGTTGGACCCGACGGTGGCCGACCTCCTCGCCCCCTACAAGCGCGACTGGGGTATCGCCGTCATCGGGGTGCCGGCATGAGCACGTTGGATCTCAATGCGGTGATGGACGCGGTGGGCGTCAGGCTTCTCACCATCGCGGGCCTGCGGGTCTACGACTTCGCCGCCGACCAGGTGGCCGTCCCCGCCGGGATCGTCGGCCTCCCCGAGACAATCGAATATGACAGCACGTTCGCCCGGGGGTCCGACCGGGTGGTCATCCCCGTCCACCTCATGGTCTCCAAAGTATCCGACCGGGCCGGCCGGGATGTCCTCGGCCCCTACATCGCAGGCAGTGGTTCCAAGTCCGTCAAAGCGACACTTGACGGGACCCTGGGCGGAACAGTCCAGACGGCCAGGGTAATGAGTACGACCCCTCAGACGTTTCGGGTCTCGGATGTGGACTATCTCGGGGCCACCTTCCGCGTGGAGTGCTACTCGTGACCGGGCCCAGACGACAGAGGCAATACCGGGTGCTCATCCGGTCGAAGTCGATGGGTTCCGCCCAGGTGGGGGACATCGTTTCTCTGCCATCCGACCTTGCCAAGACGCTGTTGGCGCTTGGCTACATCGAAGAGGTGACGGACAATGCCATTCGCTCACGGTAAGGGTGCTGCTTTTCTTCTGGGTACGGACGACCTGTCGGCCTACCTGGACAATATCGAGTGGAACCGGACCCGGGAAACCGGTGAGACGACAACCTTCGGTGCGGCTGAGGACACGAAGACGTTCGTGTCTGGGCTGCGGGACAATACGTTCACCATCTCCGGCAAGTTCGACTCGACGGCCACCACCGGACCTCGGGCGGTGCTGAACGCCGCCATCGACTCCGAGACGGCGACGGTGGCGAAGATCCGCCAGGAAGGCACCGGCGTCGGTAAACCCGAGAATGAGGTGTCGTGCTTCTGCACCGGCTACTCGGAGTCGATCCCCGTCGGTGACGTCATCACCTTTTCGGCGGATTTTCAATGTACGGGGATCGTCGACGAGACAGCCCAGTAGACCATGCTCGACAAGGAGCAGCTTCTCAAGCCCCGTCTGCCCGAAGCCGAGGTGCAACTACCAGGATTGGGTGTCGTACGGGTCCGGGGTCTGTCCCGGGCCGAAACCGTCCACATGGGCAAGTTGGCCGTCGACGGCGACCTCGACGCCAGCGAAACGTGGCTGGTGGCCTGCGGGATGGTCGACCCCGCCCTCGACGAGCACGAGGCCCGCGACTGGCGCAAGGCGGCACCCGGCGACGAGCTCACCCCGGTGGTCGATACCATCCTCGAGCTGTCCGGCTTGACCGAGGACGCCCAGAAGACGACCGAGCGGACCCTCGCCCTCGGGGAAACCGACCCCTTTCGAGTTCGTCCTGGCCCGGGACCTGGGCCGGACACTGACCGAGGTGCGCCGGATGGCTAATCGGGAGTACGCGGAATGGCGGGCGTTCTACGTCTACGAACGGGCCATGCAGGGCCTCGCCCAGGATGTGGCCGAGCGGCGGGCGCGGCGCCGTGGCTGAGGACATCATCCGGGTTCATGGATTGCGGGAGTATCAGCGGGCCCTGAAGAAGATCGACCGGGATCTCGGTCCCGAGCTGCGCAAGGGCCTCAACGAAGCGGCCGAGATCGTGGTGCGGGCCGCCCGGCCTCTGGTGCCT